TCTATGCCTATCGCCGCGCGGCCATCCTGCCGCAATGGCGCCGCAAGGCCATCGCCCGCAAGGCTGCGCTCATTCGCTGGCAGGGCGCAAAGTCCTAGGAGATCTGGTCGCGGGAGGTAGACGTGCAGGGCAAAGTCCTCGGGGTGGCTGCACCTATCCCAAATCCCGGGCGCCTTGAGCCGCAAGCAGCGGCCCCGCGACCGCCGGGAGGCCGCCGGTGAGCGCAACGGCTCCCGGCTGATGCCGGATACCTGCCGCGCGGAATTCCCGCTGTGCGGCCTGCGCCAGGTCAGCACGGCACTTGTGACCAGCCCCCATGGCCGTCCGGCTGCATGCCCCAATCCGGAGGGCCGCATCCGACCGCGCACCAGTGCAGGGTCTTGCTCGGATAATGCATCCATGCATCGCCCGCCCAATCGTCGCCCCAAGCGAAGCGTTTGTCCCTTGCCGGATACCGCTGCCACATGGTCATCGCGCCGCCTTCCACTTCCGCTCGAGATACTGAAACCGCAGTTCCGGCACGTCCAGTCCCGCTTTGTTCACCCACTGCTGCATGGTCTGCCTGTGGATATCCAGAAAATAGCTCAGCTCCCCGACCGTGGTCTCGCCTTTCCCCAGCATCCGCAGCACGGCCGCTTTGAACTTGCGTTGCTCCGCCGGCAGCATATTATCCAACCTTGTCATCGCCTGTTCTCCCGGTTGTCCTGTTTGGCCGCTGGATTGAGCGGCGATGGCTCGCCCTAGGGCGAGAGGGGCGGACTGCAATCCGCCCCTCAATTCTTATTGCGTCTCTAGATGCAAGCGATCGGTGCGGACTAGATTGGCCACGTTGACGCGCGTAGGAAGGCCGTCAAACAGCATGCGGCGCGCTTCCCATTGAATGGTCGCGAGCACAAAATCCGGGCATACCTCTTCCACTTCTATCACCTTGCCGCGCGCCATTGGCACGATGCCGGTATATTGCGCGGTGGAGCGCAGGAACGCCCGTGAATAGGCTACGCGATGGCCAAGCCAATAGTCGATTTTACCCTTTGTCATTTGTCATTCTCCTGTTTGCTTGCGTTGCCAGTCCTCCAGTGCAAGCAGCACTGGGCCGATATCGTCTGCGGTATCCTGCAGGTCTATTTCGTCCGGATACTGCTCGAGCAGCGCGCGCGCCTGGTTGAGCATGGCAATGGCAATCCCAATGTCTTCCTTCATGACTGCTCTCCTGTTTGTTGTGGCGGGATCAAAGGAACCCGCTCGCTCCTGTTGTTGCCTCCCCTGCACGGGAGGCCGGCGAGATCGCCGCTAATGCCTTGCGCTCTGACCGCAAGGCATTGACTGCAATCCCTAGTCCCTAGTCTCAGGATAATGCACCGTCCAAGTGTGCAATGGGTTGGTTGCGTCGATTGCCAAGGTATCCCATTGCGGCGTATTGTGGGGATGCGCCTTGCAATAGGAACATTGGCACCCTCCCGCTATGTCGATTCTCAATCGCCGTGGCAACGGCACAAACAACGTATTGCCAATGCGCGTTAGCTTGTTTTCCCCATAGTCCAGATCGCGTATCATTTTCATCTCCTGTTTGTCCCCTCCCCTGCAAGGGAGGCCGTGACGCTGGTCACGCTACAGGGGCGCACGCGCCCCTGTCACTTGATCAGCTAGGCGTGTGGCAGATATTTCGGCATATCCGCAGGATGCACGTAAATCGTCAGCAGGCTTATCTTGCCGCAGAAATGCCCGCCGCGAACCACGCAATACCCAGCCGGTAATTCAATCGTCTTGCCCTCATGCGGATTGGCCCATGGCGGCGCAATCCCCATGTCCGGTCCCGCGCTGCTCTGCCGTCCATCAATTGAGCAGGCACGATATTCATTCTTTGTCCCCCCTGACCAGTTCAGTTCATAAAATGTCACCGTCTCACTCGCTTGCACCCTTACCTGCTTCCGCCGATAGTCGGGGAACGTCGCCTTCACTATCGCCGCAGCGTCTTTCGTTGCTATCAAGATGCTGTTCACTTCATTCTCCTGTTTGTTGCTCGTCGATCTGCAACCGACCCATGCATCATACATGATCACCGCTCGGTGTCAATTGACAATCAGCGCCACATTGTTGCGAAGATTTCTGTGCACAAGTAATAAAATTGCGCAGCACCCCCCTTGCGAATCACCCCAAAAATCTGTTGCGCTCGCGCGCATGCCGGTCAAGCGCTTTGCCTCACGCGCGCAGCAACAAGCTCAAACCAAAATGGCTCGGAGATTAAACCACGAGCGCGCAACAGCCCTCCTCAAAGCTCGCCACCACGCCGAAGATCAATCCACACTCTACCCTCGCCCCCCAAACTATCGCCTCCTCAATGTTACCTGCTCACACTGCAATCACTCCGCTACAGTCTCACTCCATCCATCCCTCGCCTATCGCCTTACCTGCTCAGTCTGCCATCACAAAAACCCCCAGGTGAAGGCTCGCAAGGCATTCGACCCAACTAACTGATCACCTGATCGACAATCTTGTACACAGGATGGTCTCCCCGTCCTTCCCGCTTCGTTCCTCCCCTGCCTTGGTACGGCATGCTCATCGAGGCACAACACGTAACCTGCTGATATCTCAGGCCTTCCTCCATCCCCCCTCCCCGTCGGGTAACGGGCGGGTAACGCAACCTGATCGCCAGGCGATGCCCCGAGCTCGAGCCCCGGAATAGACCGGGGGTACGCCAGCCGTACCGCCGCCTCGGCGACCTCGCTCGATATCCGACATAACCCCTTGCGAGCGCGTGAGATTTTGGAGCGAGTGCGGTGAGTGTTGCATTACGGCAACAGGCCCGACATGGTGGAAGTGGGGGTGTTGCAAGAATGAGTGCGTTGAGGTGGCTAACTAGTTAGCGCAATTGTGGCGAATGGCGATAGAAGTACCCGGGGAAGTTGCACTTGGTCCGAAGATGGTTGCGCTGCGCAGCGACCGGATGCGGGCGTTTTGCTGGGCGATGGCGACTGGGGTTGAGACGCCTGTGAGTGCGGCGCGGGTGGCTGGGTATGCGGACAACGGGAGTTTGGGGGACAATATTAAGAGTGGGGTGAGGGTTACGGCGCACCGGTTGATGGCGGACCGGAAGATTATGGAGGCGATAGAGGAGTGTACGCGTGCGACGTTGCTGGGGTTGGCGCCGATTGCGGTGAGTCGGGCGCGGGCGATCCTGGAGGACCCGGAGCATTCGTATCATGGGAGGATGATCGAGACGGTGCTGGATAGGACGGGGTACAGTGCGAAGACTGAGCACAGTGTGAGGGTTGAGCACACGGTGGATGTTCGGGAGTTGGAGGAGCTGGCGCGGAGGTTGGCGAGGGAGAACGGGATCAGCGCGGAGAAGTTGTTGGGGATGGCGAAGGACGTGACGCCGGCGGGGGGTGTGGTGATAGAGGGGGAGGGGACGGAGGTGGTGGATGGGCAGGCGGAGGAAGCGGAAGCGGCGGCTGGCACGGGGCTTGATATATAATGATATTGTACAATCGTAGCATGTGCAAAATATTTTCAAGCTCGCCTTTCCGGGTACCCCGCCCTTTCCCGATCACCTAGTGAAGGGCGGGCCGCAAGGAATGGACGCCCCGGCAAGGAGGACCTATGAACCAGACCCTGACCAACACGCCGCTGCGCGACGCAATCTACGCGATGGCGCTGGCGAAGCCTGTTCCAGACGCGGAGTTGCTTGACGAGTTTGCCCGGCGCTACCCGCAATATGCGGAGGAGCTCACCGACTTCGCCATAGAGCTGGCGATCGATGTCCTGCAGCACGGCGACGATGATGATCTCGACATCCCCGCCGATCCGGAGGTTATCAGCTCGGTTGTCTCGCGGGTGATGAGCAAGTTCCAGAACCGGCTGTTCGAAATCTCGCAAAAGCGGGCGGCGGCAGAGCCACCCGCTCGCGCGGCCACCGCATCGATCCAAGAGGGGAATGTGATTGCGAGAAGGGCTTGTGCGGTGTGTTCCGGAACGGGAGTCGTGAGTGGATGATCGGGCGCTGACGCGTGAGGAGCGGCGGATGCCTTGCGGGATGCATTACACTGACTACAAGGGTCGGACGAAAGAGAAGATCATGGCGGCGTATCCTGATTTCAGTGAGCGGCTTGTAGAAGCGCTCCTGCGGCTTCCGCGTGGGACACAGATACGGGCGATCTATCTTTGTGCCGAGCAGAAGGCATCGACGCTTGCGGATGTGAGCGCAATGCTTGACCGGTGGGAGGTGAATTACATTCCGAATGTTGGGCGACGGACACTGGCTGATTTAGCGCAGATGGTTCACGAGGAAGAGGAGGAATGGAGCAGGGAGTGGATGAGCGTCCTCTGACCCGTGATGAGCGGCGGCGGGCGCTGGAGTTCATCGCGCGGCGGCAGAAGTACTACCGGTGGGCGTACTTCGAGCCGTATGTGAAGCAGCGGCAGTTTCTGGACCTTGGGGCGAGCAAGCGGGAGCGCTTGTTCATGGCGGGGAACCGGCTCGGCAAGACGCAGTGCGGGGCCTACGAGGCCACGTGCCATGCCACGGGGCAGTATCCAAAATGGTGGAGAGGGAAGCGGTTTCCTGAGCCGACGGTGGGGTGGGTGTGCGGGATGACGGCCTTGGCGGTGCGGGATGTGTGCCAGGTGAAGATGTGCGGGCCGTTCGGGGTGGAGGCGGCGTTCGGGACGGGGATGATTCCGAAGGATTGCCTACTGGACAAGAGCCTGAGCCGGGGGGTGTCGGACGCCCTCGACACGATTCACGTGAAACATGTGACCGGGGGGACATCGATTGTCAGCTTCAAGTCCTACGAGCAGGGGAGAGAAAAGTTCCAGGGGGCGGCGCTCGACTGGGTGTGGTTCGACGAGGAGCCGGACGGGAAGATTTACGGCGAGGGGCTGACCAGGATCGGCGAGCGGCTGGGGGTGGTTTTCGTCACGTTCACCCCCATGAACGGCCGGCACAGCGATGTGGTGATGCGGTTTCTGGACGAGCCGAGCTCTGACCGGGCCGTGGTGACCATGGCCTTGGACGAGCTGCCGGAGGACGGGCACATCAAGCCGGCGGACCGGGCGGCGATCGTGGCGGGGTATGCCGCGCACGAAAGGGAGGCCAGGGCCAAGGGGGTGCCGTTCCTGGGGAGTGGGCGGATATTCACGGCCACCGAGGAGTCGATCTGCGAGCCGGCCATCGAGCACGTGCCGGCCTACTGGGGGAAGTTGTGGGGGATTGATCCGGGGATATCCCATCCGTTCGGGGCTGTGCTGATGCTGTGGGATCGCGATAATGATGTGTTGCATGTTCACCACACTGTGCGGATGTCGGATGCGACGCCGGCCTATCATGCCATGGCGATGAAGCCGGTGGGGGCGGGGGTGCCGGTGGCGTTCCCAAAGGACGCGTTCGACCGGGACATGGGGTCCGGGATTCCGCTGGCCGCGCAGTACAAGAAGCACGGGTTGCTGATGCTGGGGACGTTCGCGAAGTGGGACGACGGGAGCGTGTCGACCGAGGCGGGCATCATGGAGATGCAGGAGCGGTTTGCGAGTGGAAGGTTGAAGGTGGCGCGGCACCTGAGCGACTGGCTGGAGGAGTACCGCATGTATCACCGCAAGGACGGGCAGATCGTGAAGATGCGGGACGACCTGATGAGCGCAACGCGGGTGGCGGTGATGATGAAGCGGGAGGCGCGCAACGTGCCGCTGGGGGCGGTGGCGGGGAAACCCGTCGGCGAGAAGAAGTATGCCGACGGGTTGGACTTTGACCTATTCGCGACCTAGGTCTTTTGCCGCCTTTTCCACCTGCTCGCGGGTCAGCTTCTTGCCGATGATCTCGGTTCGCTTGCCTAGCTTGCCGATGCGGCTGAATATGCCGCCAGCCTCGGCCGCATAGCCGAAGGTGCATTCGTGGAAGCGCTTGCCGTTCGGCATCAGGGCGTCCCACAGAATTGTCTGGCGAATGGCATCCGCGGCGGCTTTGGCGGCCTCCTCTCGCTGTTTGTCTGGGGTTGGCTCGCCTTGTGCGCGCGCTGCTTTTTCCTCCTCTTCGCGCTCCTTCTGTCTTTCCTTGCGGCGCTCGGCTGCGTCGATTTCGGTCCACAGGTTGCGGAAGCAGTATACGTCGACGGCGTTCTCATATTCGTCGTCGTCATGAACTGCTTTCTTCCACTTCGAGAGGATGTCCTCAAACGATCCGGTCGGGTGGCGCGTTCGCAGCCGGACCAACAACTCCATCGGGTCTTTCTTGGCCGTGCGGCGGTTGGCCGCTGCTCCGGTCAGCACTGACTCGTTGTAGTAGGTCATTGATTTCTCCATTGAGTAGATGATTGACAACGCGAACTGCCATGCGTGCTTCTGCTTCGCGTTTGCGTTTGTACTTGTTGTGTTTCTGGTTTTGCTTCCTCCTATATTCGGGGTTTGTTTGCATTCGAATTTTAATGCGTTCTCGTCTTCGTTGTTTGCGATAAGGATCGCTGGCTCTTTCTTTCAGTTTCTCCGGATGCCTTAGATGATACAACCTCCTTCGTTCGCGCTTTATTGCCGAGTCTATTTTGGGCCAGCGCATCCTTTTTGCACATGATTTACACCGTTTTTGATGGAAAAAAGTTTTAAGTATTTCCCCGCCACAATCAATACAATTGCTCAAACGCGGAATGAATTTTGTTGATTCACGGCCGGGGGGCGACAGCGTGGCCGTGCCAATTGGCGAAGCAGTAAGATTTCTTAAAATCCTCAATGCCATTGTCTGCTTATGACGCCGTTGTTTTTCCCTCGACTTCCACTTTTCGTGATAGACGATGTCCGTCTTCATTCGTAGGCGGTGACGGTCATGCTTACGAGCATTGTGCCTCTTATTTTGTTCAGGAGTTGATCTCCTGATTCTGCAAGACGCACAACGCCTTTGCCAGCCATGCTTGAGGAATTCTTGGCCACATCCAAGACAGATAAACGTTGCTGGTGGCTTACATTTACGCGGCTTGCGTGGTTTGGTTGCATAGAAACAGGCTCGGCACAACTTGCTCTTGCTTAGTCTGCTGCATAGCTTGCCGCATTCACGGCAAGGTACTTTAAGTTTAAGAGGATAATATTTGCTCTGCCATTCTTGATACCATCGATTTCTATTTTCTTGTTGGCAGATGGGGCCACAAGTTATTCTACGATGCGCCCTAAATAGAGTACCGCAAATAACACATGTCTTATCTTTCAATGGTTTTTTTCTTTTCTCCGTTCTATTTCTCTCGCGTTCTATTTGTTCTGGAGTGCGTGAACGGTAGTAAATTTTGCTTTGCTCGCGTATCCGTTCACCATCAATGCGGTAGCGCATCCTATCGCGGCATCGCTTAGAACAAAATTTCTGCGACGCCTGCCCATGCAATTGCCTAGCGCAATAATCGCAATATCGCAGCGTGAGAAGAATGGGCGAAGTCTCCTCGCGCACCCGGCCCGCAAAGCCCGGAAGCGCGTTCAGGGGTTACGTTTTCACGCAACACCGGCGCGCGAGGAGGTCTCGTGGTGGGGTGCTGCGCTTCTTGCAGTTTGCGGCCTGCAAATCTCAGCCTAAAGCTTTCCGACCCATTGTCAACCGCGCCAGTGCGTTGAGCCACATCCGCCCCCGGCCCATACCCCCACCGTGCCTATCACGGCATGGTGGGGCGGCATCCCAAACCTCCAGCCCCCTCGAGCGAGCTGCCGCCCTGCCCCAACTTCGGAGGCCAAATGCCCGTCACATCGGAGAAAAATGCGCCCTTGAGCGGTTTGGCGCAGGATTTGGGTTTTGGTGGCATGCAACTGCGCCAGCAGTTGGCCGACGAAACCGAGGAGGAGCGGCGGCGTCGCCTTCTCGGTCAGTCTCCCCTCGCGCCGCCGCGCTCCTCCATCCTCAACCGCGCCAATACCGGCGCACTCTCGCCGAGCACCCTGTCCTTGTTCGGAGGTATGGCCGGTGGACGCTGAGCCGTTCGCTCACCTCCACTCCCTCGAGGGTATCCGCTCCTCCTGGCAGGTCCGGCTCCTCCTCGCCGCCAAAGGTGTGGACAACGCCGTCGTCCTCTCCATGCTCGCCCATACCCTCGAGGACCACGAGCTCCTGCGCGTCATGCACGTCGCCTACCCCGGGTTCGTCTCCATCTCCGCACCCTTCCTCGGGTCCGCCGGCAAGGTCGACAAGCGCGGCCGCGTCTGCGCCGACGTCATCTTCGATGACCGCAGGCCCATGCGCATGCAGCCGCTCTATAGAAGTGAGACCGAATTCCGGGACTGCATGCGCCGCCTCGCCGACCGGCTGAAACTGTCGGACGCCGAGCGCATCGAGATGTTCAACGCCGCTCAGCGCTGGATCGTCTGCGACTTCCGCCTCGACCCAACCATGGACCCGCGCGATCCCGACGCCAAACGCCTCACGGCACATTGAGGGAGCACCCCCATGAGCAAAACCCCCAAAGGGCGATCCAAGGCTCACGCCAAGCACACCGATGAGCCAGAGGAGCCAGAGCAAGACGAGTACGAGCTCGACGCCGGCGTCGAACCAGAGCCCATGCACCCGGACGTCCAACTGGAGCAGGAAGAGCGCTCCCCGGACTGGCGCACCGTCCTCGAGGATGCCTGGCAGTTCATGAGGGTGCGCGATCAGGAAAGCTACAACCGCGCCTACCAGGGCATGATCAAATTAGGTATCATCAAAGAGTAAGGCCTTGCCGCAGGACGTCGTTCTCTCAAACTTCATTCCCGGAATTCCGCGCGCGGTCTCCAACGAGGAGCAGGAGATCGTGCGCGATATCCTGCAGGAATTCTCCCAGTACATCACCTGGCGCAACGTCTTTGCCGGCCAGTGGGAGGAGGCCGCACAACTGATACTGCCGACGGCGAGGAACACCTTCTATTACGGCAACTACAATTGGCCCGGACAGAAGAAGACCGACCGCCAGATCGACTCCACCGGCATGATGGCGCTCAATCGATTCGCCGCCATCTGCGACAGCCTCCTCACCCCCCGCAACCAGACCTGGCACCGGCTCGTCGCCAACAACGACTACGTCATGAAGGACCGCGCCACCCGCCTGTGGTTCGAGCAGGTCACTTCCATTCTCTTCAAGCATCGCTACGCCCCGCACGCCAACTTCGCCTCCCAGAACAACCAGAACTTCCAGAGCCTCGGCGCCTTCGGCAACGCGACGATGTTCATCGACGCCTTCGACGGCCGCCAGTACGGCAACTCCCGCGGCCTGCGCTACCGCGCCGTGCCCCTCGGCGAGACGTTCTTCGGCGAGAATCACCAGGGCCAGGTCGATCGCGTCATCCGCTGGTTCCGCATGACCGCCTACCAGGCGGTGCAGAAATGGGGCCTTGAGCGGCTGCCCGTCAATTTACACGCGCCCTTACAGCAGCACAGCCAGTGGCTCTATAACTTCCTCCACTGCGTGCGCCCGCGCAAGGACTTCGACCCCCGCCGCATCGGTGCCAGGGGCCTCCCCTGGTCCTCGCACTACGTCTCGATCGAAGGCTCCTGCCTGATGCAGAAGGAGGGCGGCTTCTCCACCTTCCCCTACGCGGTCTCCCGCTACGATCAAACCCCGTGGGAGGTCTACGGCCGTGGTCCCGCCCAGATGGTCCTGCCGGCGCTCAAGACGCTCAACGCGCAAAAGGCGACATTCCTGAAACAAGCCCACCGCGCGTCCGACCCGGTCCTCCTCGTCTATGACGACGGCGGCCTCGATATGAACCTGCGCCCCGGCGCCATCAACAAGGGCGGCGTCAACTCGGAAGGCCGCCTGCTCGTGCAGCCGCTGCCGGTTGGCAATATCCAGGTCAGCGAGAAGATGATGGAGCACGAGGCCGCGCTCATCAACGATGCCTTCCTGGTGACGTTGTTCCAGATACTGACTGAGACCCCCCAGATGACGGCCACCGAGGTCATCGAGCGCACCAATGAAAAAGGTATTCTCCTCGCCCCCACCGTCGGCCGCCAGCAGTCGGAATATCTTGGGCCCCTCATTGATCGCGAGCTGGACGTGCTTGCCAGCCAGAACCTGCTCCCGCCGATGCCGCCGCGGCTGCGCGAGGCGCAAGGCGAGTATGAAGTCCGCTACGAGTCCCCGCTGGCACGCGCACAGCGCGCCCAGGAGGCGGCCGGATTTATCCGCACTGTGGAAACGGTGAAGGAGCTGGTGAACATCACCCAGGACACTTCTTTATTGGACCCGTTCGACTTCATGACCGCCATCCCGGCGATCGCCGACACCCAGGGCGTGCCGGAATCCTGGATGGCGTCCGAGGAGCAAATACAAGGCAAGGCGCAGGCGCGCCAGCAGGCCAACCAGCAGAAGGCACAGATACAGGCGATGCCCGCGCAGGCGGCGATGCTGAAGGCGCAGGCCCAAGTGGCCAAGGCACAACCCGGCATCGGCGGACCGCCAGCCGGCATCGGCGGCCCCGCGCCGCCAGCGCCGCCAGGACCAGGGCCATGAACGCGCAGGACGAGGCCCTCATCCGCGCCTACCGCCAGGCCTTCGGCTCGCCGGCCGGCCGCGAAGTGCTGAACGACCTCATGAAGGTCTGCCGCTTCCGCGTCCCGCTGCAGGCCCGCCCTGGCATCGAAGCCGTGGATCCCAACAGCATCCTCATGGCCGAGGGCGCCCGCATGGTGTTCCTGCGCATCATCTCCATGCTCAAACTCGATATCGAGCAGACCAACGCCCTGGTCGCAGGCCAACGCTTTAATCTGGAGGATCAAGATGCCGCCTGATACCGTATCCGGTGCCGTGTCCGCAGACGCCCGCGGTGGCATCCCCACCGGCTCGCTCGCCGCCCCCGGCGGCACCCCGCCAGCCCCGCCGCCAGCCCCCAATGCTTCCGCCACATGGCATGACGGTGTCGACGCACAAACCCTCGGCTGGTGGCAGAACAAGGGATTGGACTACGCCAACCCGAAGGACTTCGCGCTGGCCCTCACCGAGCAGTACCGCGCCGCCGAGCGCCATATCGGCACCCCACCCGACCAGCTGCTGCGCATTCCCCAGCCCAATACGGCCAATTACGAGGCCGACCGCCGCACCTTCAATACCCGCCTCGGCATCCCCGCAACCGCCGCCGAATATGACCTCTCTACCGTCAAATTCTCCGACGGCACCGACCTCGACGCCACTTTTGCGTCTTCCCTCAGTGAGGCCTTCGCTGCTGGCAATGTGGCCAAGGACAAAGCGGCAACCATCGCGTCCGCCATTATAAGGTATGAGGAAGGCAGGGAAGCCGCCGCCCGCGCCTCCGACGATCTTCGCCTCGCGCAGGAGCGCGGGCTGCTCGAGCGCAACTGGGGCACCAACAAGGACTTCAATCTCCTCACCGCCATGAACGGCGCCCGCCGCCTCGGCATCTCCGACGAGCAGGTCAACTCGCTGCGCGACGTGCTCGGCGAGTACCAGACCATGGAGATGTTCCGTCGCATCGGAGCTGCCACCAGCGAGGACGACTTCAAGGAGGGGTCTCAATCGACCGGCATCGTCACCATGCAGGGCGCCCAGGCCGAGATGGCCCGTCTGCAGGGCGATGAGGCCTTCGTCAAACGCTACCTCGCCGGCGACGTCGACGCGCGCCGCACCATGGACGCGCTGCACCAGCAGATCACCGGCGTGAACCCGGCATTGGAGCTCGCACCATGAACGACATCCCGCCCACCCCAGCCGAGCCGGTCCACCGCCGGCGCGGCTGGCCCATGTCGGATGAGCACAAGCAGAAGATGGCCGAGGGCCGCAGACGCGCCAAGGAAGCGCGTCAGGCCCGCCCCAAACCTGCGCAGGACAACCCCGTTCCGAAACAGTGGACGGCCGGTAATTATCTCACCGGTCTCACCGGCGGTGAAGGCTGGAATTCAAAGTGCACCGACCTCTGTAACCCAAAGCAAGGTTGCGTGATTACCCGCGGCGATGGCTCAGGCAACTGCGGGCACCCGGAGAAGGGTGGCCTGCAAGCCGCCGACCTGCTGCGGCCCAAGGTGGTGGAGCGCTACAACGAGGCGCGCCGGTACCTCGCGCATCAGAAGGCGGACCGGCGCTAGTGCCAGTCCCCAGACGCTGGCCGCTGTTGCGGCGCCGTACTGCCGATCTGGTGATTACTAAGATGGAGGCTATCCATGCCGTTAAGCGCGAAGGGCCGGAAAATCCTCTCTCACATGCGCCAGACCTACAAAGGCGAGGGCGGGGAGAAGAAGGCCAAGTCCGTTTTTTACGCGAGTATCAACGCCGGGAAAATCCACGGCGCTGAGAAGGGCCGCGCCGAGGGCGGGCCGATCGTGCCGACTGCCAAACGCCTGCCGTTTGCTCCGCTTCCATACGAGCAAAGTCCTCCAGTGCAGCCGGCACCGGTATGGGGTCCAAGGCCAGGCCCCATGCCTAAAGTCCGCGGCGGTCATGTCAGTGCCTATCGCGCCGAGGGCGGGCCGATCGTGCCGCAGGCCTATTCACCGGAGTTGATGGAACGCGCGCGCCTGCTAGGCTCCGGCAACCCGCTGGTCCAAGCCATGGAGCGCACAGGCAAGGAGCAAAAGCGCAGGCTGTATATTCCGGAGAGCAAGATGCGCGCCCGCGGGGGCCACGTCGATGCCCACGAGGAGCGCGAGAAGCAACTCATCGGCGAGCTCGCGCGCATGCAGCGACATCGTGCCCGCGGCGGCCCCGCTGCCGAAGGGGCCTACATGGTCGGCGAGCGGGGCCCGGAACTCTTCGTCCCCGACCAGTCCGGCACCATCATCCCCCACCACGAGATCACCCGCCTTGCCCGCAAGTACGGCGGCCGCGTCAGTCATATGCGTGCCGAGGGCGGACCGATCGGACCGGGGGGCGAACGGAAGCCGCCACGGATTGAAGGTGGCGGTCGCAGCGGCGGCGGTTACTCGGGCGGGAAAGAGGTGCCTGTCCATCCAGCGCAGTCTATTGTTCCCGATCAGGACCCCAGCATCGAAGACCTCCGGCAAAGACTGCTGGGCTACAAGACTCCACCCATACCACCAAGCAAGATGAAGGCCCGCGGCGGCCGTGTTCGCGTCTCGCACATGCGAAGGCGGTAGAGGTATCCTGGTGGGACTCATATATACATAGCGTCTATGCAGCATGCCCGCGCGCGCCTGTAGCACCTGCATCTGGTTCCAGCCCACCGATGCCCCCGCCGGCATATGCCGGTTCAATCCACCCATTGTCGGTGCCAACCGCTTCTCCCAGTGGGCAATCGTTGAGCAAGACGACTGGTGCAATCAGTGGACCAGCACCGATCCCTATCCACCACAACTGCCCACAATCAGCCGGATCGTTGCCGATCCGCCAGGCACGGGCAGCACGACTGCGGTGCTGATGGGCATCGGCTCGACCTTCACCATCACCCCGGTTTTAACCGGCCGGATTGCCGCCATCGTCGGCGGCACCTGTGCCAATAGCGGGGCCAATGGCGGCCTGAACATTACTGGTTATCAAGGCAGCGGCACCCCACCTGCCAATGGTGCAGCCGCTCCCGCCGGCACGGTCTGGTCAATCACCCAGCACTATTTCATGACCGGGGCGCGCGATGTCTCCGGCTTCACCGTCATTGGCGGCGCTACCGGGCTCCCTCTCAACGTCGCCCACTGGTTTGACATCGCGGTTGCGGCTACAGGGGGCGGCACTGCTACCGTTACCGACCTGCAGTGCCTGCTGTGGGAACTCTAGCCACTCATTATATATAGTGTCGTGTGCAGGGCGGCTGACGGCTCTAATGCAGCCCGAATAGTGCGTTGAAAGGCTCTCTCCCCAGAGAGAGCCTTTGCACACCCGACGGACGAGTGTCCGACCTGTACCGCTGCGAGGCTGACTGGTTCGCCGCAAACCGTTTCTCGACCTGTTGGCCTCGCTTCTTTCCCGGCGTTCGAGCTCCGCAAGGACTAGCTCGATCGGGATGTAACGGCCCCCGCAAGGATTAGGCCGACTGAACCTTACGCGGCCCCCGCAAGGATTAGGCCGAAGGGAATGCTTGGTTCCGGCATGAGCGCCGGCCTTCGGTCCAACTTTGCACATGGGGTGTCCGCCGTGAGCGAGAATTTATTCAAGCTCTTTGTGACCCAATTCTCGACCGTGCTGCACCTGAAACTGCAGCAACGGCAGTCGAAATTGCGCGGTCGCTGCACCGAAGGCTTCCACGTCGGCAAGCAGGCCTCGCCAATCCAGTACATCGGCGCCATTCAGATGAAGGCACCGCCCGGCCGCTTCGCGCCATTGGATAGGCAAGACGTTGATTTCACCAGGCGCTGGGTCTTCCCGGTCGACAAAGAAGCGACCCAGCTCATCGACACCTTCGATGAACTCAAGATTTTGCAAGATCCCAAGAGCCAGTATTCCGACGTTGCCGCTACGGCCGTCGCACGTGAATGGGACGACCGCTTGATCGGCGCCGCCTTCGCCACCGCCCAGATCGGCCAGGACGCCGGCGGCCTATCCTCGGAAGTCTTCAACACCACCAGTTTCCAGATCGCCTCCACCTTCGGTGCCTCCTCGGCCGTTGGTGTGACCGTCGCCAAGATGATCGAGGCCAAGCGCATCTTCCGCAAGGCGCAGGTCGATCTCGAGGCCGAGTCCGTCACCTGGATCACCAACAGCCAAGGCGAGTCGGACCTGCTCAATCAGGTGCAGGTCGTCTCCACCGAATTCTCCGACAAGCCAGTCCTGCAGGAAGGCAAGGTCACCCGCTTCATGGGCATGGACGTGGTCTACAGCGAGCGTCTGACGTCCACCTCCAACGTCCGCCAGAACATCGTTTTCGTCCGGTCGGGGATTTATCTCGGAATCTGGCGGGATACGGAGAACAACATCTCCCGCCGCGTCGACCTGTCCTCGCTCCCCTATCAGCTCTGGACCGGCATGAGCTCCGGCGCCACGCGGCTTGAGCCTGGCCGCCTGCTGCAGGTACTGTGCGCGGATACGTCGGCCGCCGCCGACGTGACCCCATAGGAGTCATCAATGCCCAGTCATTTCGTCGGTCTCGCGCGCGCCGTCCCCGGAACCAAAAACGTCGACTTCACCACCGGGGTGGCAACCAATGCCGCCAACATGGTCGAAGTCCGCCTTGATGATGCCTCCGGTTATCGCGCCCAGGAGCTCGAGGCCGCACTGCTGAGCCTGCGCAAGTTTTTCCAGAATCCGCAAAACTGGGCCACCGCCGGATTTGTGATAGCGCCATAGGAGATCGACATGGCAGTCGTTACCGTCAAGTCGCTGAGCATCACCAATATGGATGCCAGCCCGATCATCGCCATGTCGGTCGGCGAGGGGTCACCCGGCATTCTGCGCGCCGCCAACGACTTCGTCACCGCCACCGTCGGCGACTCCATCGGCTCGGTCTACAAGCTCTGCCGCATTCCGGTGAATGCCAAGGTCAAGCGCGTCTTGCTGACCTACCCCACCGCGTCGACCGCGGGCGCCACCGATCTCGACGTGGCGTTCTCGGACAGCCTCACGGACGGCACGCAATCGGCCTTCAACAGCCTTGCCAACCCGGTCGTGCAACTCTCCGGCCCGGTCGACAACAAGCTTTTCGGTTCCGCGACCTTGCTGACTTCCCCGCTCAAGAACAGCGACGTCACCTTCGGCAATACCTTCACGCCGCAGCACCAGAACCTGCCGCTGTGGCAGGTGCTGGTGAACCTCGGCGCCACCCAGTTCACTTCCGATCCGGGCGGCTTCTTCGATATCGTGGCCAAGCTGACCACCGCGCTGACCGTGGCGGCCGGCTCGTTCGGCGTCGAAGTGGACTACGTGGAGTAGCGAATGGCCATCAATACGTGGATACAGGTCACCAAGGACCCTGCGGCGGCGAGCAAGCCTGACCGGGCGGACCATATCCATACGACCAAGGCGGCAGGCGCCGACGGTGGCGATCTAACCATCGCTTGGGACAGCACCACTGTCACCAGCCTGACGATCTTCGACAGTTGCGCGAGTGCGGCGCGCCAGCAGGCCATCGCCCGCGGCTTGAAATGAGGCCAGCATGGCAACCAGTGCCGAAGTCACCTTCTTGCGGGCGGTCTACGTCGCCGAGCAGACCCGGCAACTGGCCGATCGTGCGGCTTTCACGACCTGGGCCTACGGCACGGGCGGCGCGCTGAGCACTTATACCGCGGCACTGGAAGCAGCGGACAACGCCTACATCACCGCAGTCAATTCCGCGGCCTCGACACTGGGTGCCTTCGGCATCACCGTGCCCAACGCCGGGCCGAGCTTGCAGACTCCGGTCGTGACGTCGGGCAACCTTGGCCAAGGCGGTCCGTGCGCCGGCATCACCGGCAGCATGTCTGCCAATTTCGGGTCCGTCGCATGAGCCACGTTCAGACTGGGAATACGACGCATGACGCCACGGTTGGGCGTGCCGAAGGCATCCGCCAGGCAGCCGTGGCAGCGGCCACAACTCAGGCTACAGCCCGCAGCGCCGACATCACCTGCTACCAGGCGGCACTTGCCTCGGCGCGCGCCAACAACTGCGGCCTGACAACCTTCGTCACCGCGTTGAAGGAATTGGGCCAGTAGAGCATGGCATTCCTCTACATCACAGAGTTTGCCGAGATGGAGATCGGTTGGGGCGGTAGACAAGGACAGATAGCCCAGCAGCCGCCGCTCGCCGAGCAGGCCATCGCCAATGGCGGCGGCAATACCCAGTCCAATGCCTTCAACGCCAAGACCCGGTTTGTGCGTCTGCATACGGACAGCGTTTGCGCCATCGAGTTTGGCACCAATCCTACTGCGATTGCCGCCGGCGCGACCGGCACCGCACGCATGGCGGCAAACCAGACCGAGTATTTTGGCGTGCCCTTGGGGCAGAACTTCAAGGTGGCAGTGATCCTGAGCACATGACATGTTCGGTGGAGGTTCCCTCACAGTTCCAGACGATGCAATCCGGTCATTGCTCGCCATTCTTGCCAATCCGGGCGCGACCAAGAAGGCACTCGAGGAACTGGCAGCGGAGCGCAAGAAGCTAGAGGAGCAGATGTTTGCGACCCGCGACCAGGGCGAGCGGGTTGCCAGGCAGGAAACCGAGGCGAAGAGAATTCTCGAGCAAGCCAACACGATGAAACTGGACTACGACCAGAAATTGGCCAATCTGACCGGGCGCGAGCAGTCCGTGCGTAGTGACATGGAGTCGCTGCGCGTCGAGCAGCAGCATCATCGGGAGCAGGTCAAGAGCGACCGCGAAAGCCACAATGCGCGCGAGCAGATGATCGGCCAACGTGAGGCCGAGACGGCGAGAAAAGACCGCACCGCGACCGAAAAACTTGCCGACGCCGAGCGCCGTGTGGCCGATGTAGAGAGACGCGAACAGAAGTTGAGAGCTGCGCTAGAATAGGAGCTACCCATGCCTGCTTATACCTTCTCTAATCTGAATGCGGGCTCTCAACAGGCCCTGTCCACGGCCTACAAGACGATTGTCGGCATCAATGCCGCCACCGGCGCCACCACCCTGCGCCGCGGCTGGATCATGGAATGGGAGATCGGCGCGGATGCAGCCCCGGCAGCAACCGACTGCCCCATCGCCTGGTCGATCGACGTGATGACCGCCGCCGGCACCGGCTCCGCACTCACCCCGCAGGTTAACGACATCGGCGGCGCGGACGCGGCGGCACTCTTGGTCTACACCGCCAACTACACCGCTGAGCCCACCGTCACCGCCAACTCCAACCTCTGGTACCTGCCGCTCAACCAGCGGGCCAGTTACCGCATTCAGATGCGTGACGAATGGAGCTCCATCATCGTGCCCGCGGTGAACCTGAAAGGCCCGGTGATGAGGGCCAAGGCCCCGGTGGCCTCGAGCTACACCGGCACCGTAGGCTGGCGCGGCCTCATCCGTGAGTAGGTCGTGCGCGATCCGCGGGGTTATGCGGTCATCATCGATCCGACTGCGTCGCGGCTGACGCAGGAACACGACGTCATTACCTGCATTCACTGCGGCAACGTGCAGATGACGCGCGGCCAAAGCGGCGCGCTCGAGTGCATGGTGTTCCGCGCCGACGGCACACATTACTTCCGTGCCGCCGGATTTTGCCGTAACTGCTATCGGCATGTCTGCCCGGTCTGCGACGGCAAGCCGTGCACCAATCGCTTCAGGCTCATGGACGAAGAAGAAAAATGGGCGCGGAAACGAATTATTCTTCCCTGAGCCGGTGCTCCAACCCCGCCTGCCAGCCCGTCGAGCAGATACGCGGTGCGATGGGGCCGGGGGACTACAAGGACGTGGAGATCAACAACGGCCCTGATTTCAAGCAGCCGGGGCCGATCCACAAAACCGTAGATCACTACAAGTTTGTCGAGATCACGGACGCCAACCGGGACGACTTCCGCATCTGCTGCATGATCTGCGGCGTGGCCACCGCCTGGGGGCCAAAGGATTTTCCCAACATGCCCGATGCCGGCGCGGACTACACGCGCAAGACATGGAATAGGCTATGGCAATCTACGTCTACATAACCACGTCCGGGGTCCTGCACTCCTACATCCCTGACAACATCACGATTGCCGAGGCGCAGGCCTCTGGCCAGCTCGCCTCCAACGCACGGCTGGCGCTCAACGGCATGACCGCGGTGGACAACCTGCCGCCGCAAGATGCTTCCCATCAGTGGGACCCGGCGAGCAAGACGGTCATCACCGTGGTGCCGCCGCCAACCCCGATGCCGTTACCAACCTTCTTCTTCATCATGAGGTTCACCGCGACGGAGTGGGTAGGAATAAAAGCGGCAACCAGCGACCGGCCCAACGTGCGCTGGCTTGATGCTATTCAATGCACCAACATAATCGATCTGGCCGACACGGAGGTGCAGAGCTTCGTCAACAACTGCGAGACGAAGGGTTACATCGCACCGGGCCGCGCGAACACGATCCTGACCACGCCTGTCCCCTTGCCACTGCCGTCGCAGACGAGATAGCGATGCCCGGCGGCTTTCCTCAAGGAATGGAATTATGTGGCGGCACCGACATCGGGACCGATGCCACCAATACGCGCGGGACGGCGATCCGCACCGACTCTGGCAGCATCGCGGTTTTTGGCACCTGGCAGCAGATCATTGCCTCGACGGCCAGGGATACCTGCTGGATGCACGTGATGATCCAGTTCAGGCCCGATGCCAGCGTTGACGTGTTGTTTAATATCGGCGTCGGTGCAGCCGGAAACGAGAGCGCGGTTGTAAGTGGCCTCATGGCGGTGACGTTCGGCAGCAATCCATATCCATTCAATTACGACTTTCCGATAAACATTCCGGCGGGCTCGCGCATTTCCGCTCAGGCAGCCGGCTCTACGTCCACCTTTAACGAGACTAATGCTCGGATGTCGATCATTCTACTTGATGGTGGATTTGTCGGGATGGAAGGCTGTGCGGGGGTTGAGGCCATTGGCGTGACCAGCGGTCACGGCACGTCAATTACTTGCGGCGCTGCCAACACCAAGGGCTCCTACTCACAACTGATCGCGTCGACAGCGAGGGACTATGCAGGGTTTTATATTGCCATGGACGTGGCAGGATCTACCAGCTTTCCCACCGGACCCTTGATGGTGGATGTTGCCATTGGCGCAGGTGGGAGTGAGCAAATTATCGTACCCAACGTGTTCTTTTCTAGTTCGCCCGGGGCATTCTATGGTTCTGGCATGAGCGGGCCATTCCGCGTTCCCATTCCAGCTGGTACTCGTGTCGCGGCGCGAGTGCAGGATACGGCTGGATCGACAGTCTACGGCATCATACTCGTGGCGATATACCAATGACCTGGGCAGTTGATGCAAGCGGTAATCAGACCGCAACGATCGGCACCGATCACACGCTGCGGACGACCGCGGCGACGCCAAATGCGACGTTCATCTTGGCCGTCGACACAACCAATCTCGCCAATGGTGATCTGCTGGAACTGCGTGTCTATGACCGCATCGATGGCACCAACCTGCGGCAGTGCTGGAAGGGCACCTATCAGCACGCGCAGATCAATAATGGGAAGGAGTCGCCACCGGTCGCGATCACCTCGCAGGCCGAGTTCCACCTGAAGCAGGTTGCAGGCACCGGCCGCACGTACCAGTGGGTCGTCAGGTCGCAATAGCTAGATGTATTTCTATGTCCGCTATTGGATAGACGGACCTGCGGCAGCACCGCCTGCCGCACCGCCCACTGGCTGGCAGCGACACGAAGAATCGGTCTTCTACACCAAGCCTCGATTCACGGAGATGTCGGCCTACCCGGAGCAGCCGCCCGCTCCTGCTGCCGCGCCTCCGCTGCTGGCTTGGACCGAGTCAGTTGATCAGCCGATCTACACCAAGCCAAATTTTACGAATTTTGCCGCCTATTCGGAGGTGCCGCCGTCCACCTACCTACCGCCGCCGTTTGCCTGGACAAAATCCGTTGACCAGCCGTTCTACACCAGGCCTCGCTTTACCGATCCAGGCCTGCCCGTTCTACCGGCTCGGATAACGGTCGGCGTGTCTGGGATTGGTTGGCATGAGCCTCGTGACCAGCCATTCCACACCAAGCCACGCTTCACCGATGCGTCCGCCTATCAGGAAACCCCGCCGGTAACCTATCTACCACCGCCGATGTGGACCATATCGGTCGCCGATCCATTCTACACCAAGCCAATCTTTACCAATGTTGCAGCCTTCGGCCAGCCAATTGCCGCCTTTTTCGTGCCGATCTCAGGCATGGCGTGGTTCGAGCCGTGGGATCAGCCGATCTACACCAGGCCAAAGTTCAGCGATGCGATCGCATTCACATTGCCGGCGATCGCGCCGGTCACCGTAAGCATCGGGTGGTTCCAACCGTGGGATTTGCCGTTCTGGACGCGTGCGCGCTTCACCGACGCACCAGCGTTTGCACTGCCTCCCCAGGTCACGGTCGGCATATCCGGAATGGCGTGGTTCGAGCCGTGGGACCAGCCTGTCGTCACCCGGCCGCGGTTCACCGAACCGATCGCATTCGCCTTCCCGCCAATCACGATCGCCGGCATGGCCTGGTTCCAGCCGTGGGATCAGCCGGTCTATTCCACCCCTCGATTCACGGCGCCCATGGCCTTCACCCTGCCGGCCGCAGTGACCGTGGGCGTCTCGGGACTGGGTTGGTTGCAGCCGTGGGATCAGCCCGTATACGGCAAGGCGACCATCACCGGGCAGACGATGAGCGCGGTGCTGCTCTCGCTCGGCTTGCCGCCGGGGGCGGGAATTGCCGGCATCGCCTGGGCCGTGCCGTCCGATACGTTCCTGCCGAAGCGCACGCCGTCGTGGACCGACATTGCCGCAGCCTGGTGCCCGCAGATCATCGTGCAAATCACGCCTGTGATCACGGCACTCTATGATCCCACGCCATTCGGCGCGACCGTCAACTTTGGACGGCTGGGCAGCAGCGGCAGCGGCGATGCCGGCTAGAGGCCGTTGCTTCGCCAGGATCGGCCAGAGTTGAGAGTATCGCACGCTATCCTCCGAATGCCTCGATGTTCCAGTTCGATCCGTCCCACATCAGCCGCGCCCACTTGCCGGCCGTGTTCGGAAGGATGGCAGTGCCCGCGGCGCCGCCGGCGGCTGGCACGACATTGGAGCTCGCCGAGACAACGGTGTTATTCGTTATCGTCTTAACCCATAGCTCTCGGCCATAGGTTGGAGTGCCGAGGGTGAGGGTGACGGTCCCCGCAAAGTTGGCGACCAACTGATAATCGGTGGCGAGCACTGTGTAGGTGGCGGCTGTGATCGAGACAGGGGCGCCGGCCGGATGGCCTACCGTGTTGATGAACGACGCCTGCGTGAGACTGCGCATCGTCCAGGTGACGGTGCCGTCGACAACAGTATCTCCCACGCCCTTGCCGACGATCGACGGGGCGGGGTTGGTCGAGGTGCCGGCAACCGTGCATTCCCATACGGTCGTGCCGGTCGGCCAGGCGGCCCATACTCCGGTCGCATATGCGGTCGTGTTCGCCCGCGTCGTGGAGAAGGCGCCGCCGCTTGTGATGCACAGCCAGCCGTCCGTAGCCTTCGAGCTATCGAGTGTGTGATCCCCTGACGTGTAGACTTTCTTGACCGGCTGCGCCGCAGCACTATCAATCCGAGCTCCGCCGCCAAGCTTCAAGAAGTGATGCGGGTAAAGAGCGACATCGCCGGCACGTCCGCCGGCCATCCCGCGTCTAAGAGACTGAGAGAAGCGAATTGCTTCATCGTAGCTGCACGTTCCATTTGGAATATAATAATAGAACGGCTTCCAAACAGTATTTGGCGCGCCAGCATTGACAATGTTCTTGAATGTCAATGTATGAGCGCCGCCCGGTACGGCTGTGATCTTCGCCACGCCAGCCAGCGGAAGCCAAGCAGTGTCGCTATTCCTCAACAGTGGATGTCCGTAGCCAGTATTGTAACTCCAGCCCATATCGAAGGCCGTCAAAAAATGCTGACCATTATTGAAGATGACGCTAGAACTATCCCAAACGAGATCAAATGCAGCCTGGTCAAATAGATCATTGCCCGAAACATGCTGCAACCAGCCTCCCCACACGATCATGTCACCAACGGCCGGTGTGTAGGAGGTCGCGTCGAACGAAATGCTCTGGAGGCCGCTCGTGCTCGTGATCATCGCTGCTGTGTAGGTGCCATCCGGCGCCAATTTGCCGTAGGCAATCGTTACATTGCCCCCCGCCGCAACAGCCTCGGCGTTCCAATTGGCGGCATCCTGTCCGTCGCCGCCCGCGTTGGGCAAAGTGAGAGTTGCGGGGGCGAATGGCAGGACCGCGGGCGCCAGTGTGTCGCCAATGCTGAGTAGCGAGCCAAGGATATAGTCTGCGCTAAATCCCGTTAGATTCTTCGGCCAGACGGTGTTGCTGAACAGAAATCCATCAGGCCCCCCATCCATGTAAAGCCCGTTGAGCGTGGCGCCGGTGCCAGGTGCAAAATTGATATCACCCTTAAGATCGTTGACGCCGAGCAAGCGGACATTGCTGACTCCGCCCTTGATTAACAGGCCGGTCGGGCCGCTTACGGGGTCGGCGCCTGTAAATCCATCAATGGTGATACCCTGGATGCCTTCGGCCGCCGTGCCGTCCAGCGTGACCGCGGACGTTGTGCTGTTTTCTTGAGTGAGTTCGCGAAAGAACATATTGCCGTTGAAATTTACATTATTCCCCGCATCAATATAAATCCCGCCGTTGCTGTAGATGAAATCAGTCACGTAGATAAGACCAGATGCCCCGCCCCCGCCTGGCGCCAGGTTAGTTATATACAGAGCCTTGGGACTGGCGCTCAGCGCGCGACAGCGTTTCATCCAGACCCAAAAGAAGTTACTGATTTGAAACGCCGGCTTGGTCGTGCTGAGAGAATTGACGCAAACATTGTCGATCGTCGCTAGTGCCCCGAGCTCAGTCGAGCCATCAAAGTGAAAGCCAATCCCTCCATCAGACGGAACTTCAATTTGAACATTTGAGACATAATGGTGAGCAAGACTGTGAATGCGCCAGGTGTCCAGTCCTCCACCTGGGCCATTCACTTGCAAGTAGTGTTCATTGCTGGAAAACTGATTTCCTTCGAAGCCTCCTTCGCCAATCACTTGAAGGTAATCGCCCTGCGTCCAGGTCGATGATAGATACCAGGCTCCAGACGCGCGAATAGTGATTGGCTGCGGCCCGCCAGGACTGAAAGTCAATGGCGGAGTGAGCTTGTAGTTGCCCCAGGCTTTTACATAAGGAAAGCCACCAGGCTCATCAACAACCACAGTCGAAGCAAGATTTATTGCAGCATTGAATGCCGCCGTCGAGTCCACCGTAGCTGTAGGATCGGCGCCAAACCATTTGACATCGACAAAATCGTTAATGACCAGTTTCCACCATTGGCCATCCGCGCTCTGGAAGCCGCCATTGGTCGAGCCGCCCGCATGAATGTATAGAGCTCCGCCGCCGTCGCCGACCGCAGAGTAGCCCGCGGTCTCCACAGACTGGGCGCTGCCTGGAATTATGGCGGCGGCCGCTGCTGTTCTGGATGAAAATACGAGGCCGCCTCCACCGCTGCCGCCAATGCCCAGCGCCGCAAATGGGATGGACTCGGCAGGGCCGGCACCGGCCGCCAGGCGACCGACAAGGGTGTTGGGGGGCAATGAAGGTGGGAAGGTCGGGACTATTGTCATGGCGCGCAGCATCGGCAAAAGCACCCTGAGTTCAACGCACTAGTGCGTTGAACCATGCTCGGGCGTGTCCTATCCGCGCGGGATGCCCGAATTCAACTCCCCCGTCGACATTGGCAACCGCGCGCTGCAGCACGTAGGCGCCGAGTTCATCGATCCCGCACTGGGATTTACCGAGCAATCCAAGCGCGCTGAGCAGGTTAGCGCCGTTTACGGCAAGGTCCGGCGCGCCGAACTGCGCCGCAACGGCTGGCGGTTTGCCATCCGCAAGACCGCGCTGCGGGCGGTCGACAGCAACACCATGCAGCTCAAGCCGACATTGTGGAGTTCGGCGGTTACCTATTCCATCAATGCCATCGTCATCGACCAGTTCGGCACCATGTGGCGATCTCTGGTCAACGGTAACATCAACAACTCCCCCGGCCAGGTCGGGGCAGACTTTGCCTGGGAACCTTATTTCGGGCCGCTCTCGGTCAGCCTCTACGACTCAAGCCAGGCCTATTTTGCCGGCGAGCTCGTCTACACCACCGCCGGCGATGGCACCTACAACGTCTACTATTCGAACGTGAACGCCAATGCCGTGCATCCGGCGTTGCCTAATCAGTGGTCTGAAAACACGACCTATTACACCGGTCAGGTCGTGCAGACGTTTGCCACCTGGTCGAACGCAACCGGATATGCGCGCGGCGCTACCCTCAATTACACGGATGGCAATGTCTACACCTCGCTGATCAACGCCAACCTCAACCACATTCCCCCAAACTCGCCAACGCAATGGGCGCTGCAGCCGACCCTGACGCTGCAGTCGCAGGCCGTGCCGATCTTCGGCAACAATCTCGTCCAGGGGCCGCAGTCCTCGCCCGTGCTTGAGTGGACGATCGGCAGCACCTATTCGATCGGCACCTTCGTGATGTTTGACAGCACGATGTGGGTATCGATTGCCAACAACAACACCGGCAACATTCCCGACGCCGCCAGCTCAACATTCTGGGCCGCGGTGATCGGTGGTACGTTTGCCATGTCGGCTGTTGATCTCAACTTCGGCAACAACCCCGGGAACACTCAATTTCCCGGCTTTGCCAATCCGGCCTGGTCCGTTGCCACAACTTATAATGAGGACGACCTCGTCACCGGCAGCGACGGCAACATCTACATCTCGACCGTCGGCAGCAACATCGGGAACAATCCGGTGACCGACAGCGGCGCGCATTGGCTGCTATTGTGGACAATAATCACGCAGCCTGGTGGCAATTCCCAGTGGACGCCGATCGGTGGGTCCGTGTTCACGGGTGGCGTGGCACTCACCACCTTGCCGATCGGCTATCCTCTCAACTCAGCACCAGTATTTGGAATGAACGGCCAAGGTGCCGGCAACCGCAACATGTACCGTCTGCCGGCCGGTTATCTGTCTCCGGTTATGCAGGACCCCAAGGCTGGTTCTCTCAGTTTCCTCGGGGCGCCATCCGGCCTGCAGTATCGAGATTGGCTGTTCGAGGGGAACTACGTCGTTACTCAGGACAGCGCCACCATCGTGCTGCGCTTTATTGCCGACTTCACCTATGTCGGCGGCATGGATGATATGTTCTGCGAGGGTTTGGCGGCGCGCATTGCAGTGGCGATCTGCGAACCGCTCACCCAGTCGACTGCGAAGATCCAGAGCATCCGCGCCTCTTACAAGGAATACATGGGCGAGGCACGGTTGAAGAACGCCATCGAGATTGGTGCCGAAGAACCTCCTCAAGATGATTATATCTCGGCGAGGTACTAGGTGTGGCCGACGCCTCTTACGTTCAGTCGAGCTTCTCTGGTGGCGAGTGGTCGAAATTCGCTCAGGGCCGCTACCACGATGAGCGCTATCGCAAGGCGCTCAACGTCTGTCTCAACCTGATCCCGCAAGAGACTGAATCCATTGTGCGACGGCCCGGCTTCCTGTTTGCCGGGACAACGCGCAACGGCGCGCCTGGCCGCGTCGTCAGCCTCGCCTTCCAGCAGACCAATGCCTATACGATGGAGTTCACGGACGGGCATCTGCGGCTGCGCTCGGGCCTTAACTTTGTCACGGCCAACGACAGCGTGGCGGTCACTGCGATCTCGGCTGCCAACCCCGCGGTCGTCACCACCGCAAGCCCGGTCACATGGTCATCAGACGACCGGGTGTTCTTCACCAATCTTTCCGGCAATGCCGTATTGCAAAACCGCGTCTTCATCGTCACCAAACTGACAACTACGACATTCTCACTGACCGATGCCATTACCAGTGCAAACATCGATGGCTCAACCATCGGCGCGTTCGGCACTGGTACCATCAATCGCATTCTCGATATCACCACGCCTTACATCGGCGGCACCTGGGCTTCGCTGCGCTCGGTGCAGACCGAGACCACAACGTTCCTGCTGCAGGGGACACTTCCACCGCAAGCGCTTGTGGTTGTGACGCAGCCTACGCCAACGGCGTTTGCCACATTCAGCTTTGCGCCAGCGGTGTTCAACGATGGCCCCTATCTCGATCCATTCAAGAACGGCGTGCAGGTCACCCCGTCGGCCAAGAGCGGGATTATCACGCTGACCATGAGTTTTCCGGCCTATTCTGCAACGACCGCCTATGCAAAGGGATCGTTCGTCACATCCGCCGCCGTCAACTACGAGTCGCTCGTCGATCAGAATGTCAACAACACTCCCGCCGGCAGTCCCAGCCAGTGGGCTGTGGTCAGCGCCGGGGCCGCCATCAATGACGGCCGGGGGTTTCTCGCAAGCGATATCGGGCGCCTTGTGCGCCTGTACTCGGAGCCGGCGCCGTGGCTGGCTGGCACGACCTATGCCAGCGGGGCCGTCGTTTCCTACAATCCGAGCGGCTTGCCGGGGCAGACGACATACTGGTCGTCGCTGGTCGCCGGCAACATTGGCAACGTGCCGGGAACCGATCTCACCCATTGGCAACTGCTGCCGCAGGGTGGCACGTCATCGCCGGCCCAATGGAGTTGGGGCAAGATCACGTCGCTGACCAATGCCATTTCCGGAACACTGCCGGGATCGGCCAACATTGGCGACGAGACCAACGACGGCGGCCTGGCCGCAGCGTTCAATGGCACGATCAGCCAGCCTGCCGCCTCATGTGCCTCCAAACAGACTGGCGCGATCGGCTCTTTTCCTCCAGGGAATGTCTCGCTGACTTCGTATATCGGCAAGGATTACTCCGGCGCATCCGATCAGGTCATTACCCAGGCCATTGTCTATCCGCCGTCCGATGGCGGGTTCATCGGCGGGGGTTTGAGCTTCTCATTCAACGTGCCGTTCAGCGCGCAAAGCTTTGTTATAAACCTGCGCGGCAAGGCATCGCTGCCAGGGTCATCCTCGGACGGCACCTTGCTTGCCACCAGCGGCACCGTCACCAACATGACGGCGCCGGTCGTGCTCAATACAACCAGCCCGACGGCATGGAAATACGTGTGGATCGAGATGGTCTCAACCATCACGTCCTCGACCCCAACGTCCGGCTACAAGATCATCAACCGCACGAGTCAGCTGGTTTTGGTCGGGCCGCCGGGGACCGGAACGACAACCGGCGTCAATGTTGCAATCCTGGGACCGCCGCTGCTTTACACGAACACGATCACCACATGGCGGCTTGGCACCTATTCCGACACCACCGGCTACCCGACCTGTGGCACCTACAGCGAGAGCCGGCTATGGCTCTCAGGTGTTGTGGCCAACCGTGTCGATGCCTCGGTGGCAGGCGGCATCAACACCACCACCGGCGCCGTGGACTTCGCGCCCACCGATCAATACGGCAACGTGCTCGCGTCGTCCGGTATGTCGGAGGTGTTCAGCGCGCCCGATACCAACCCTATCTTCTGGATGATGCCTGACCTGCAGGGATTGACCTGCGGCACGCGCGCGGGCGAGTGGCTGATTGCAGCACCGACGCCAGGGGCAATCTCGCCGTTCAACATCAGCGCGCGTCGTGCCACCACGATCGGCTGCGCCAACATCAATGCAATCCGTACTGAGCACACCACGATGTTCGTGCAGAAATTTCAAAGAAAAATCATGGAGTTCTTTGCCGACGTGTTCAGCGGCAAATACACCGCGCCGCACATCACCTATTGGAGCAAGCACCTCACCATTGGCAACGTCGCCGAGATTGCCTACCAGCAGGAGCTCAACCCCGTGGTCTGGGCGCGGCTAGAGGATGGTGCTCTCGTCGGGTGGACCTATAAGCGGGACACACTGTCGACCTCGACCGGGCCGACCATTGCCGCCGGCCATCGCCACACACTCGGCTCTGGGCAGACTGTGACGAGCATCTGCACCGGCCCCAATGTGGGTGGCAATCTCGATGCATTAACCATTGTCGCCTTCGATGCGGCGACCGGCCTCTATCATGTGGAAGTGCTGGGCGACAGCTTGGACGAAGGCTCCAGCCTCATCGAGGCCAACTATCTCGATGACGCAATTACTCCGACCTCAACCAGCAGCAGCAGTTCGACGCCGTCGCCTTACGGCGGATTGACGCTCAACGGTCTGTGGTATCTCAACGGCAAGACCGTCACGGCCTGGCTGGCCGGCATGGATTGCGGCGACTATGTCGTGAGCAACGGCAGCATCACCGTCCCCTATGGCGACGGGATTGCGGCCGGCACTGCAAACGGTCTGTTCACGTTTGCTGCATGGAACGCCAATCCGGTCGCGCTCGTCGGCTTCACCTATACATCGCAAGGCCAGGTCGTGCGCGTGCATGACCCGAAAGAGAGCGGCGCGCGCAGCGGTCCCGCGCTCGGCAAGAAGCGCCGCAACCATTACTTCATGGCGCTGCTTGAGGGCACTCAAGGTGTAAGCTTCGGAACCGACTTCAGCACCAACATCATGCCAGCCATTTTCAGATACGATGGCGGCAAGGTTTATCCAATAACCGCGCAGTTCTCTGGCGTATGGCGTGACGCCGTGAAGAATGATTATGACTTCGACGGCATGCTGTGTTGGCAGGTGACGCGGCCGTACATCTGCAACATTGCCGCGATCGGCGGCGCTCTTTCGACACAGGACGTGTGACATGGCCTACGTTCCCAATCCCACTGAGGGCTTCAATCTGCCGGGCTTTGGCGGCGGTGGTGGACTTAGCGCAAGCACATTCACCAACATAGGTGCCGGCGTCTCTGACCTGTTTGCCTCCATGGGCTACGAGGCCAAGGCAAAGGGCGATGCTTTCGAGAAGGGCAACTATCTCCTTGCCGCGACGCTGGCCGACCAGAACGAGCAATTCGCCGAGTGGTCGACGGCCATCAAGCAGAGCCAGGAGGACCGCACGCTGTTCAAGAGCCTCGGACAGACGCGCGCGGACATCGCCGGGGCAGGCCTCGCCGAGAAGGGCAGCGGCATGGACATCCTGCGGGAGAGCGCGCAGCAGGGTGCCATGGCGCGCGCGGTCACCGGCGAGCAGGGATTGATCCAAGAGGCCTCGTACAAGGAGCAGGCGCAGAGCTATCGTAATATGGCGCAAGCGGCGCAGATCGCGATTGATGCAGAGAAGAACGCTTCATTCGGGGCTGAGATTACCGCCGGGGTCAAGTTTGCTGCCGCGGCCGTACCGTTCTTGTTGTAGTCATGCCGAATATCAGAACTTTCGACACTCCCGCGCTCGAGCTCCGCCCCTCGGAGATAGGGGTTGAAGCGACCGCGGCCGCGGCGCGGCGCGGTGGGGCGTTCTACAACCAGGCCGCGCAGGCCATGCAGACGCTGGGCCAGCACGCCGGCTCGGCCATCAAGGATGCCGGCGAGGCCGCGGTCAAATGGGAAACCCACCGTCAGATCAGCGCCGGCGCCCCGGTCATGGCGCAGATGGAGGACAGCTTTGGCGAGGCCTGGAAGAAAAAGATCAACAATCCTGATCTCGATCCAAACGACCCTACCATAGCAGGGACATTCCGTGCGGGAATGGAACCTGCCTTCGACAGGTTCCGTAATGGATTTCATACTGAGGAAGGGCGTCTTTGGGCCGAGAAGCGGATTGATGATTTCCGCGAGCAAATGTTTCACAAGACTTCGGCCGACATATCGAATCTCGCGGCCGAGGCGGTACATACCAATTACATCAAAGCCAACAATCTGGCGATCAATACTGTCTACAATGATCCAAGCTCTCTTGAAGCTAAATTCAAAGCCCTGGAGACAGACATTGAGGCCTCTCTTGCATCGAGTCCAACCATGGACCCGACTGCCAGGGCCAGGGTGCGGAGGGAATTAGCAACCACTGCGAAGGAAAACCTTGTTGAGGCTGCCATCAAGGGAGCGATTGATACGCCGGATGTAGTGGAAGGCAGCTGGCGCAAGATTGCCGACGACAAGAGATTTGCGCCGTATGTCGATGCAACAAAGATTGCTCAATATGAAAGACGCGAACGCCAATTGCGCAGGGCAGAGGAGAGTGACAAACGCACAGCAGAAATACAACAGAAACGGATAGAGCAGCAGGCCGCGCTGGATCGCTCTATTGAGTATAAGAATAGGTTCATAAACGCGGAAACTGGCGAATATAGTTTTCCCAAGAACTTTCGTGCCATGGTGCTGACCGATCCGGTCATGCAGAAATATCCCGCTGCCACACACGAGTTGTTGCGCGAATATAATGAAATTCAGAGCGGGATCAAGGACGCAAAACTTACAACAATATCTCAAAACAATTATCGAATCCTATCTGGTCAGATCAGGCGCGGTGAGATCATAAATGATGATCCTATCTTTGATGCAATGGATAAAGGTGGATTAACGCGTACTGATCGCGATGCGCTACGCAAGGAACTTGCCGAGGCTCGCACGCCGTTCGGCGCCACTCTCGGTAAGGACCGCGATCATTTCATGCGCGTGTTCAGCAAAATCATTGATGGTGCAATGAACGAGTATGGCGAGCATTCGCTGCTTGGATCGCAGAGGATGTATCAATTCGAGATGGCGGCACAGGAAGCAGAGCAAGCATTGCGCGCCAAGGGGCTTGATCCTCATCTCGCTTACAAACCGGACTCGGAACATTATTTTGGCAAGCCGGCCAATCTGGAGAGATACCGCGTCAGTGCGCAGGAGGCGATGAAGTACAAGGCGGAAATTGAGAAATCTCGCAAGGCTGGAACACCATTGCCGGAACTGCCGCCGATACCAAAAACACCGATAAGACTGGAAGTGCTGGAACCATCGAAGGCTTTTGTTCCTCCCCCGAATTGGGAATGGAGTCCGAGCCGGCGACAATATCGCGATCCGGATGGTCATATTTATGATGCCAGCGGCAAAAGAATTATGAAGGCCAAGTGATGGCTGATGAGGTTGACGACTGGACACCGGTTGGCCGTTCTGAGCCGGCAGACGATTGGCAACCTGTAAGCCGCACCACTCCCGCACCATTATACGAAACCCCCGAGACGCAAATCCCGCAAGCCTTCATCGACCGCCTAGCCGATGGCGATCGGTTCAGGCGAGCGCTTGAAAAAACGATTGCGCCGCTGCGCAAGGCGGGCGGCGGCTTTGCCGAGGGTTTTGGTTCTGAGCGTCTCGGCCTGTCCGAAGAGCACACCCAACAGCTGCGGCAACTGACCGGCAACTCGCTGTTTCTCAACACCCTGTTCGAGCAGGGCGCGGTGCCGATCGATGCCTTGCTGCGCACCATTTCAGGCAGCGTGCATGCGATTGGCGCGATCGCCAAGCATCATGCGGAAGACGTGGAGCAGCAGTTTGGTGTGGAGATTGGCGGCGATAAAGCACGCCAAGAGACCATCAACTTTCTGAACTATGCGCTGATGCGCGGCGACATTCGCACTAGCCGTGTTGAATATCCATTGCAATTCGAACCGAGAACGATAGAGCGGCCCATTGGCGGGTTGCCGAATGAAGCTGACTTTGAAGCCGCTAGGGATTTGCTTCCCAAGTCGCCGACGGTCAAGCCAGAAGACGCCGCCACGGCCGTTAACGACAACCTGCGCACCCAATGGCAAGAGCGCGGTATTCATCCGGCCGAAGCATTGCACGATGCGGACAGAGATGCATTCAAGAAGACTGAACTCACTGACCCCAACCAGCCGATCGCCGATCTCAGCGGCATCCCGCGTCCACAAGGTTCGCCAGTGCCGGAAGGCATGCCGCGCAGTCATCTGGCACTTACCGGTGACGTTGTCATCGACCGGCTGCTGATGTCGGAGCCGACGCGGCGCAACATCGACAACCCGGTAGTCGTGGACAGATTCGATGTTCCCTATAGCGCGGCGGGCTCAAATCCACTGAGCAATCGGGAATTCTATATCGACAAGGATTTTCCTCGATCGATGACCATTGATGGCGTGACAATCGATCCGGCCGATTTTTTCACTGTTCACGACAACATCGAACAGCACGGCATGGAGATATTGATCGACAAATACAAGTGGCCCGTGAACAAAGCTTATCGTGTCATGCACTACGGGTTTGCACAGGTTGTCGAGCATGCGATGTATCGTGCGCACGGTATTGATCCGGAACATGCCGAAGCAGCCTACAAACCGATCATTGAAGCCATTCAGAGAAAGAGGAACATCAACCCGCCACCAGACATGTACGAGCCGGAATATCCTGGCGGCAATCCGCATCGTGCGGCGAACGAAAAATTCAGTGAGCCACCGCCGGAACCGGAATGGGTGGAGGAGGCGAAGCGGCTTATTGCGCAGCATCTGGACGAGGAAGCAGCGGGAGTGCCGGAGCCACAGGCCCGCGCATTGGGTGCCGACGTCACTGGGCCGCTGCCAAGCTTGACTGAGCAGCCCGCATCGCCACCCGGCAGTCTGGTTTCCACCGGCCGCCGTGCCATGGATGAATTCCTTGAATTGCCGCGCGAGCTGCAGCGCATGTTTAATCCCATGGCGACCGGTTCGAAGCCCGCCATGGTCGTGGCCAAGGACGCCATCAGTTCGGTGCGCCGCATCCGCTGGGATTACGTGCGCAAGGATGCCGATCTGGTCAAGAAGTTCGACGAAGAAACACTCGCTCGGATGTGGCAGGCGGCAGACGAGGAAAGCGTCTCGCTGCAACTGGGCGAGCCGCCAAGCGCGCGGGAGCACATAGGCCTTGCCACGCTGACGCCCGAGGAGCGGGCCGCAGTCGAAGCGCTGCATGCCGATGCGCAGATGGCCTGGCTGCACATGGTCGATGCCGGCGGCGTCGAAGGCGAAGGCCTGCCGGCCTACACGCCGCGCATGGTACTCAACGTGGCGCTGGCGGGCGAGCATGTCGCACCACGTGCGCTCAACGAGCTTGGGCGCAACGTATTCACCCGCACCTCGCAGATGCTGCACCGCAAGTACATGACGGTCGAAGAGACCGAGGCGGCGGCCAAGCGCCTGGTCGAGGCGCGCATGAAGGAGCGCGGCGCCACGCCAGAGCAGATTGCCGAGGCCGTCGGCAAGGTAGAGGTTGCCCGCAATATCCGGGCGTTGCCGCTGGCGACTGCGCGTCTCGAGGAGGCCGCCATATGGCGCCAGATGATCAATCAGATCGAGGCGCACGGCAAACTCACGGGCCAGGAAACAGTGATTGTCGGCGGAACACAGCCCGCCAAGGGCTGGATCACGATTGCCGGCAATCCAGCCTTCAGCAAATGGGAGCCACATAAATTCATTCTGAATGAGGAAACCGGCAAGTTCGAGCCTGTGCGGGATCAGAACGGCAATATCATTATGGCACCAAAGCCGCTTTGGATTTCGCCGGAATATGAAGGGCCGTTGCGGGCAATTCTCAGGCAGGGTGCGGATGCAAACAAGGTCTATGGTTTCCTGATGGAAATCAAATCCAGATCGATGCAACTCATTCTCAACTCGCCGCTCATTCATAATGCGGTGGTTTGGAGCAAGGTCGTGGAAGCGGCGCGCGGCCGCGAATTGTTTGGGTTTGGCCTCTACTGGCGCGGCAATCGCATCTTTAGCGGCGCCGTCCCTGGGCGTGCTCAGGAATTGATCGAGCGCGGCCTTAATCCGATGGGGCCGCGTGGATCGTTTCAAGATATTACTGCATTGATGGAGGGAGTAGAGCGTCAGAGGCCGATCAGCTTTACAGCAAAAATCCTTTCTTTCATTCCGCACTTGTTTGACGAGCGCTTTGGTGCCGCAACCGAGAAGGCAATCCTCAAGGCGGGCGACGTCTGGCACAACACGCTGTTGTGGAATCGCGTGCGCGATCTGCACTTTGGATTGGCGGATCATTTGAGTGATAGGATCGTCGCCAAGGGGCAGGATCGATTGACCGCCGACCGGATTGCTGCGCACTTTTCCAATATCATCGTTGGTTCTATTCCGATCGAGGCGATGTCGGCAGGCGCGCGGATTACGGCCAATCTGCTGATGTTCTCGCGATCGTTCACTCTGGGTAACCTGTCGACTTACAAACAGGCCGTGATGGGTCTGCCGAAGCCGATCCTGGCGCAGATCGAGCGCGACCACGGATTTCCAGCAGGCGAAGCTTTACCGCCGGAAGCGGCGGCTGAACTTGCTAAAATTTCCAAAGATGCTCGAAGGATCGCTGCACGCAAGGCCATAGGAACCATCGCGCTGAGCATTGGCTTGTACTACATCGGCAATGCCCTGATCCAGCATGCCCTGAACCGGTTTCTGCGCAATGCAACCTTTGACGAGGAAATGCAGGGATACGCGCGGCGGTACAAAAGTCTGATGGAGGATGTGCGCGAAGACCCGACCGAGTTGAGGCACATCCTTGGCCGGCTATCCCCCACTTATGAAAATGAACCGGACCATCAGGATCGTGTTTACATTGGTGAAGCCGCAGATGGCACTGCTCTTTACGGCCGCAATCCAACCGGCAAGTTTGGTGAGGAGCTTGTCGGTTACCCGACGCACCCTGCGAAGATGATCCTGCAGAAGATGGCGCCTTTACCCAGCAGCATTCTTGAGGTTTTGGAAAACATCCAGGGAATTGGCAAACAACCGATATATGACGAGAATGACACTTCGATATGGAACAACATCAAGACCGCCGCTGCGGTGGGCAAGAATATGGTCATGAAGGAACTGCCGTCGCAGCAATTGGAAGCACTGGGCGACACGATACGAGGAGAGGGTGACACCAAGGTCAATATGCTGCGGCTGTTTGGTCCGGTGTTTGGATTTTCGGTCAGCAAGGGTGCGCCAGGGGGGATGGCGCGCGGCGAGCAGTTGGCGGAACAGCGGGAATTCAATATGAAGTTTGCCTTGGCTTGGCCGGACATCAAGAAGCAGATACAGCGCGGCGATGTGGATGGTGGTCGCGCGGCGCTGAGAGCGCTGGGAGCGCCCAATTACATGATCCGGGGCTTGGTGCGCAACGCCGTCAATCCTGCCGGTGCAGTGCATGGTCGGGTGTTGCAGAATTTCTACAGGCGGGCGACTCCGGAGCAGCGAGAGCGTATGGAAAGAGCGCTGACCACACCAGTGCGTTGAACGCCCCGCCGGGTGCGGGTTTTCTCCCCGCATGACGGGACCGGTTGAGGAAGCAGGGCAGACGGCGCGCAGTGTCGTTTCCGCGCTCGGCTCGCAGCCGGCCATGTTGGCGATGGTTGTGGCCAACTTTGCCTTCCTAGTCTTCATCTTTTATGCCCTAAACGCCGCAAGGGAATCGCGCGAAAAACTGCTGAATCAGGTCTTCGAAAATAGCCGTGAAATCCAGCAGATACTGACGAAATGCAAGGTGGATGCTGGCTTCCGGGTCCGCCGTCCAACCGTTCCGCCGCTGCCGATCGGCGAGAAGCCGCCGTCCATTCCTGACGACCCGCCCAAGCCGACCACATCGGGAGAGCACAAGTGAAGATTGCGATGAGTTCCGGCCATGGCTTGTACATCCGCGGCGCGCGCGGCAATCCGGTCCCGCCGCAGCTCGATGAGGTGGACGAGGCGCGTCGCGTTGTCGACCGCACTGCGCAGATGCTGAATGCGGCTGGCGTGCCAACGGTTACCTTCCACGACAACACCAGTCACGATCAGAACACCAACCTTCATACGATTACGAACTGGCACAACAAGCAGACGCGCGACTACGACGTTTCCGTGCATTTCAATGCCTATGATCACAGCGCGCACGGCTGTGAGGTGCTGTATGTTACGCAGGAGACATTGGCGGCCAAAGTCTCGGCGGCGATTGCGGCAGCGGGTCCGTTCACCAACCGCGGCGCCAAGTATCGCTCGGACCTTTATGTGCTCAACAACACGTCCGAGCCCGCCGTGCTAATTGAGACTTGTTTTTGTGACCACACGGGAGACTCCAACACCTATAACGAGCGGTTTGAGGAGCTTTGCCACGCGATAGCGGAAGCGATTTCTGGTCAGGCGATTGACGAAACACCTCCTGGCGAGCCCGGTCGTCCCGAGCGCCCGCCGCGGCCGGAAAACCCCACCGACGTCCCGCTCGAGGACCGGCCGGTAATCAGCAAGGGTGACGAGGGGCCGGACGTCGAGGACTTGCAGAAGCTACTGCCGCGGTTCGAGGGCGACGTCGACGGCGACTTTGGTCCGATCACCGAGGACGCCGTGATCGAATATCAGCAATCGCGCGGGCTTGATATCGACGGCGTCGTCGGCCCGCAGACTTGGGGTGCGCTGTACGAGCACAAGCTGCCGTTGCCGCCGCCGGCGCCACCGCCGCACGCGCTGAGCATGCGCCAGCAGGAAGACATCATGGACATTGCCAACGGCAGCGCGATCGCTCGGTACAACTGGCGTGATCGCGGCCAGGCGCCACGCGGCTACACGCAGGGCATGGCGCTGGCGTTTGCGCAGAGCTACCTGAAACTCAAGGCCAACCATCCGGCGGCGCACGAGATGGCCAAGGCGCGGATCAATTCCGACAAAGATGCGCTGAACATTTACAACGCAGACTTCCACAGGCTCGGCATGTCGAACGAGACTGCGGGCATCGACGTGCTGCGGCATTTGTATGCATTGATGCTCGGGCACGGCATGCGCGAGTCGAGCGGCCGGCACTGCGAGGGGCGGGACCAGAGCGCTTCAAATGTGCAGTCTGACACCGCAGAAGCAGGTTTATTCCAGACCAGTTATAACGCGCACTCTGCCAGCACACCCGAGTTTGACGACCTGATGGACGAGTATGCCAACCCGGCCAATCAGGCGACTTGCTATTACGACGCCTTTGCCGAGGGCGTGGAATGCTCCTCGAGCGATTGGGACAATTACGGGAGCGGCACGGGCGAAGAGTTTCAGCAGATGTGCAAGCATTGCCCGCCGTTTGCCGTCGAGACGTGCGGCCTGACGCTGCGCAACCTGTGCAACCATTACGGACCAATTGTGAGGCACGAATCGGAGCTCAAACGCGAAAGTGAAACCATGTTCCGCGAAGTGCAGGAGTACATCGATAGCGACGGGACGGGGGTTGCGGTGGCGTCGGCGGCACCCAAAAAAAGCGGCCCCAAGGGGGGCCGCAGGAAGCGTGCGTAGGTGAACGACGCACGCAAAACAGGGAAGACAATCGTATGCAGGCGGCAGTTTGCGCCTAATTGCGCCATTTATTTGTCCGTGACCTTCGGCGAAGAAAACCCTAACCGCCATAGTGGGCAGTCCCTTTCCCTGCAAGTTAGAACAGCGCCAGGCCTTGGCGTAAGGTCCTTTTGACAACGAGAACAAAGCCAAGGGTTGTCGGGGAGTGGTGCAAGATGCCTAAGCATCACGAGTTCTTTTATCTTGGCCTTTAGTTCTTCGTTCTCCGCGCGCAGTCGCTCGATTTCCTGTTGAGCCTTATCCAGTTCGTCCCGCAACCGCTCGATTTTGTCGGCTGCCCTATCCATCGCTGCCTCGGCGTCCTCTTCATCCCAGCGTTCAACACCCTGCCGCAGCCGCTCGATTTCGCGTTGTAACTCGTCCCGGTCGTCCCGCAGCCGCTCAATTTCGTCAGCGCGTTCGGTCGCTATATCTGCCTGCGTCACTTGCTTTCCGCACTTCATTCTAATCAAACGATCCGTCCTCTTGACGGCGCCTTGCGTCAACTTCCAGAGCTCGCGGTTTGTGACGTTTCTCAAGTGCAGGCTTCATCATTTTCCGTTGCTCTAGCCCATAGGTGTTCCAGACGGTTTCGAGGCCTGCCGTTCCCATTTCAGCGGCCCGGCCCAACTCGTGATCGAGAAACTTGAATTGAGCCACAGAAGTACCGGCCGCCTCCTGTGGGCTAGTCGCGGCAGCGACTTCACCGGAGGCGGCCGGTTCCGCCGCACTCTCCTGTGAGCCGGAAGGATCGTGCGATGGATCGTGCAGCAGGACATTGGGGGCCGGCGGCAATGGCCGCTTGGCTGCGGCTGGAATGTCTTCGACCTCGGTCTCGTCCAAAAACCCCAGACCGGAGATCGATAACGTCACGCGGCGCTTGGCCTTGGTAACGGCTTTGAGAATGGCATTGGCGCGGTTCTCGCCGCGCAACGTCTCAGGGAAACTCACCACGCCGAGGTCTTCGTCTTGGCGGCCGGTTTGATCCTTGGCGCGCACGTGGACGGTGAGCAGGCCGTCAGTCTGCTCCTGCGAGATGATCTCGATCGAGATGCCGTGCAGCTTGCGCAGCTGGTCGGCGCAGTCGCGCTTGGCGTAGAGCGTGAGCTTGCCGTTGAGCGGGATGTATGCGAGCGGCTGAGTGAGTGGATTGAGACCGATCGATTTGCACACCGCCATGTAATAGTTGTTGCGCTGTTCGATCGTGAGTTTGGACAGATCGTTCTTTGCGATCACTTCCTCGATAATGTCGCCGCCGCCGACTGGCTGCTTGACCGGTACTGTCATGGTAGTTCCTCTTTGATGGTGTGCGCGCTGTTATCGGCGAGAACCGCGGCCCAGCTCAGGGCGCTGATAATGTCAATGCGGTCTTCGTCGTTCAGTCTCTTGTGCCTTTCAATCATGCGTGCGAGATGGCGCAGTCTGGCTCCGAGGGTCATTTTCTGTAGCCAGTCGTGCGCATTTCCAGTCTCGGATTTCAGCATCGCCTTCAGCAGTCCATTCGTTTCCAGCGGCCATGCACTCGGCCTCGGTAGAATACACATCAACTCTGATCCAGATACATTCGGCACTGCCGATACAAAGCAACAGGGTTAGCGCGTAGATCACTCTTTAATTCCAAGGTCACTGAGTTCAGTGTCGTCATCCCAGAGGCTTGCAAGTTTTTTGCTTAATGCGCGGATTTTTGGCAGCATTTTCGCCACAGAAGCAACATCGACTTCTAACGCTATCAACAGCATCCAAGCTTCCTCAGTTACCTTTCTACGTGTTTGCTCCAATTGTTTTTTGCTTCTTACGTAAGGTGGTCGATAAGGTGGTGACATGGCTGTCTCAATATGGGTTTCCTATTCCCGGCCGGTATTGATATTCGCGTACTTCAACACGACAGCGATAGCCGAAGACGCCTGGATAGACTTGCATGACCCGTCCTGCGGCGTGGCATAGCCCCTCGCTGACAAAATCGGCGATGCGTTCCTGGTGGCAGCTCTCGACTATGAGCGGGCTGCAAACCCGCACGGAGAGAGCAAACACGACTAATGCTCCGACGGTCATGTCTGCTTCCGCAAGCTCAATGCGCCGGCGCGATTTCTGGTAATCATCACGCCGCCACCGTTGCACTTCTTGGCATCGGTCGGCACCAAAGATTTGAGGATTTTCTCCGCGTCCTTGTTGGCCGCCGCCTCATCGACCGTCTCGAGCCACTCGAACGCGCTCGACATCCACTGGTTGTTGCTGGTCATATCGTAGACCTTGGTGGCGTCGACCGGCGGCGGCACTGGCTCGAGCTCGACCGGGGGTACCCGGTTCTCGACGTGCCACATGAACTGCTTGCCGCGCTTGAACATCTCCTCGATGTAGGCATCGTCGCGCTCGATGATTTCCACGATCGGCTCGCTGGCGCCCATGATTACGGAGAGGATGCAGTTTTTTGCTTCGGTCACGAACATGATCCACTGCATTTGCGGTTGATAGCGCTCGATGACGATCTCGAGCGGCTCGCGGCCGCCGACATGCTTCGCTTCGATCGGCTCGCGTGTATGTGTGACCCAACCATCCAATGTGCAGGCGGCCCAGGTGTGCTCGACATGCACCTGCACCTCGCCGCGCAATGTCACTTCGAGCCGGTTCTTTTCCTCGAACCAATCCAAGTTCAATTGCTCTGTGGCCTCGCCGAGCCGCACCGGCCAGACATGGCGCAAATCCTCAGGCTGCTGCTCGCCGATCATTTCCTGATACAGGCGGTCGATCTCGTACTTGTCGCCGCGCATCAGGCAGGCGACGCGGCTGGCGGTCAGCTTGTTCTTTCTTTTCTCCAATTGTTCGGCGGTCAGCATTTGGCCGCCCTTTGCTTTGCTCTGCAAATTGTTTGCTGAGTAACATCATAGTCGTTGGCGATGACTGATTGCACGCGATCATCTTCTAATATTTTTAAATCATCAGCGGTAGTTAGCTTTGACCAAGATCGGCCTTTTGCAACCCGGTCTGCAACATTTGCTGCATTGTCGCCGAGAAAGAGATGATCTGGATTGACGCAACAACGGGTATCACAATGATGCAAGACATGAGTCTGTGGAGGTATTGCGCCACGATAGAGAAGCCAAGAGACACGATGTGCTTTCATCGTCTGTTTTGTGCTGATTCCAAAACTTCCATATCCATCAGGAACAACTGCTCCCATCCACAGCCAGCATCCACTATTCGGTTCAGGAATGAACTTCTCCTGAAAACGGGGCAGCAAAGCACTAGCGTGATCATATTTTTCCCATCGTTGACGGTTCATCCAACCATTTGCACATCGCACACAGCAAAATCGCTGCCGACGAAATACGCATGGCGCATCGCCAGGCCGTGCAAAAAAATTGCGACCGCAAAATCCGCACTGTTTTGCTTCAAGGGGCATTGGCATGCCGTATGGTCCTTTGATGACGCGCCAGGGATCGTTCACAAGGCTTCTTTTGGTCGTGGCCTCGGCAGCGGCACAACTTCCGCCCGCCGGCAGCGGAATTCCGGGATGCGCGGCAGCGAGAGCGCGCCGAGCACGCACTGCTCCTCGCTCTGGAACTCGCGCGCCATGCGCTGCCAGTGGCACTGCGCGGTGTATTGCTGGCAGACGAGGATCATGAGCATCCATTTCATCGCAGCAGGAACCACATCGCGATCGTGATCAGCGCG